CAACATTTATTTTTCTCCTCGGGCTTATTTTAGACCTTTGATAATATTAAGGAGACTTTCCTTAAGATATTTTTGGGCCTTTGGATCTTCTTTAACTTCTTGTGCGACTCTAAGTGCTTTATTCCCACCTCTTGAATTCATTAAATGCTCGTAAACAGGAGTTGGATAAGCACCTGGGGCGCTTGGCTGGGCTACTATATCAACTGTAATGATTTCAAAATCGGATACTTTGCCAGAATAATCATCAACGTTTCCGCTGCCTCTTGAACTGACCCCAAGTTTTACACCGCTCTCTAACATTGTACGAATTAGGTTGCCCATTGGAGTAGGAAGAATTTTCATCTTCCCATAACCATTAGGACCGTCCATCCACATTTGTGTTATCATGTGGCTGACACGGTCCAAATTTACTTTAAGATCATCTGGATGATCAACTTCTCCTAGAACGCTATAACCACTTTGAATTTGATCATTAAGTGTTTTAACTGCTCTTTCAATTTCATCTACAGGATAGATACGCTGGTTTGCATTTCTAATACCACCTTGTATAGCTATACCTTTTAGATAAAGATTTTTACCTTCCTTGTCATCAGACTCAAGCACTGCTTGAGCCTGATCAAAACTAAGGTGTTCTCTAAGATATGTTAATTTCATCCAACTTCTCTAATTATTTTGCACGACCTGGAGCACCGTTAATTGGGCTCTTTGCTTGTCCTACACTGGTCTGTCCAGCTTTATCACCTGTGCCGCTTCCTACTGGGCCAGGAGCTTTGCTGTTCTGGCTAACTTTCTTTAGGTTTTTTACACCCATTTTGCCACCAGGAACATTACCATTGCCTGCATTATCTTGTTTTGCTGCGCTTAAAAATCCACCTGCTTTCCCTGCTGGGCTAGTTCCTGTTGGGGATCCTGGCTCAGTATGACCTTGCGCTAGATTTTTACCGTTCGCACCGGATGTGGGCTTTCCAGAACCACTTCCGATTGGGCTTTTACCTTCTACAGGTGCGCCTTCTGTATCGCCTGTTCCTGCTGCAACATGCTTAGCCTGCTGCTTCATGCTGCTACCTTGGTGCCAATCGTTACCAACTTTTTCAACATATTCGCGAGTCATGCGACGACCTTCCATAAAACCCATCATGTCTTCTGGAGTTTCTTCTTCGCCGTCATCGTCACTAGCAGCAAACTCATCGTCACCCATATCGTTTCCTGACATATCTTCAGCAGCATCAAATGCAGCTTGAAGCTCTGCCATGGCGTTTTTAATGCTCATCTTTAAATCTTCTTCTGGACTTCCGCCTTCTTCGTCGCCCATGTCGTCATCTGCACCGATTTCTAAACCTAACTTGTCGGTTGGATCTGCTGCGTCCATGTCATCGTCGCCGTCCATCATATATGAATCTTCTAGATCCATACTTTCGTCGGCTTCTTCGTCTTCGCTTTCGTCCATTTCCTCGTCAGCAGATTCGTCTACTTCTTCTGACTCGTCCATCTCTTCATCTGCTGCTTCGTCTACAGACTCATCTGCTTCTTCGTCGGCAGCTTCATCGACTTCTTCTTCATCTTCTTCTTCAGCAATTAAATTTTCGTAAATTTCTCTTGACTTTTCTACAACGATTTCATGAAAAAGCTCATTGGCTTTGTCATGTTCTTCGTTGACAATATAGTCAAGAAGTTGTTCAAATTTTGTCATGACCTATGATCTCCTTAGTGTATAGCGGCAAGGCTGTAAGGATATTTACAAAATGATTAAAAACTCAATAGAAAATAGGCCTAAAACGAAAGATTTTTGACCGTTAACGAATATTTTTTGATAAAAAATCTACTGAGGTGCTGCTTCTGGGGGAGGTGCTGCATACATTTTTCTAACCAATCCCATTTCTTCTTTGTATTCTTGCTCTCTTGCCTCACCGGCTTTTCTCAATTCACTGATCATTTTTAAAGTTAATCTACTTTTCCTCAAGTCTTCTTGTTTTAAGATCGTTTCGTCGTTATCAGAGATATAACGAGAATCGTCTACCATTGCAGGAGACTTTTTATCAAAATATATAAATTCTCTCAATATCATATCAGTATTTATTGAGCCGGTGCTATTTCCGATGCAGCTTGTTCTGCTGTATCAGTTGGTGATGGAGCAGGAGGAGTGGTGGCTCCAGCCATACTGCTTATGTCTGAGTTAATTCCACCAGTTGTAATTCCTACACTTCTTAATTCTGCGCTTGCTGGCAATTCTGTCCCTGCATCTATGTTTTCTTCTTTCCACATACGTTCATTTTCTGCTACTTCTTCTGCAGTCATGCCTAAAAATCGTTTCATTGCAAATCTTTTACTAACAAACGGAATAGCTACCATAGTATTAAATGTGTTAACTCTAGCGGTATCCATCTCTGCTTGACGATAGCTTGCGAAATTTTGCGGAGGGTTAAACTTTAAATCAAACAAATTCATGTCAACATTAACGCCATTGTTTCTAAGGTAAAGCTTAAATTCAGAATCAAACTGCTCATTCATTAGAGATTGTAGTCGTTCACAATATTTGTTAAATCTAAGTTCCTGTATATAGGCTGTACCAACTCTTCCGTCATTGAAGTTGCTGCCTCCATCATCAGGTCCTGTTGGTAGATAGCTTGAAGGTATGCGCAGAGCACGAAATAACTTATTGGTAAAGTATTTGAGGTCATCGATCTCTCCCAAATTAGTTCCACCCGGTAGAACTTCTACCTTGGAACCTCGTCCTTCTGCTGTCTGTGGGAAAAAATAATCTTCGTTAATGCTTAATGGATTGTAACCTGCATCGATAACTGATTGACTGCCGCCTGTTACACTAGGTATACGTCGTTGATTAACTTCGTTCTTTACACGCTCAACAAAACTCATAGCAATATGACTAGGCATATTTCCGACATCAATATAAAATACACGACGTTCTGGAGCACGTTGTATACGATAGATAATAATAGCATCTTCAAGTAGTTCTTTTTGCTTATATACTTTAAAAATGCTTTCCATTAGGCTAGTCCCAAATGGATAATTATTGTCTAGCCCTTCACTCATTGAAATATGGATGACATGTCGAGCGTCAATCGCCATTTGGTTTTCTTGTCTACTAAACCTATTTCCAGAAACATTAGTTGGATAATTCCCAACCATGCCCCTACTTCCTCCTGCCCCTCCAACATTGCCAGCATAGTTGCTAGCATATTGACTGCCTCCACCTATTACATTGCTAGGATTAATTGCTGTTGTTGCTAGAGATTCTAGATTTGGGTTAAAATCTCTAATGATATACTGTTCAGGTTTTTTTCCTTCACTTTCGTTAACAATGATTTTATCAACTTTACTAGAATCTACAAATAACCAACTTTGGGTCTCAGGATCTCTAATAAAGAATACATCACCGTATTTGAAAGCATTACGAACTATTTTAAAAATTCTTAATTGAAATTTATTAAGCTTAGTCCATTGTTGCAGATATTTTTTAATAACAGTTATTTCTGCATTAGTAGCTGCGCCTTTAAAGAATATCTGAAAGGGCGTTCCATTTTCTTCATTTGTTTGGCTGCAAAATTCAGCTAAAATATCTAAAGCCGCATTAACTTCACTGTCTGAGTCCATAGTATCGTATTGGCCATAACGTTCCAAACGATTGGGATGACCTGAATAAACATCAGGAAGATAGCTAGAATAATTTCTGTGAGCAGGATTAGCCGATCCTGCCAATGCGCCGCTTATCGGGCTCAGTTGACCTGATGTAGACTTTACAGGGGTGAAATACTTTTTCCAAGACATAGTGTATTTAATCAACTAGGAAACAAATTTGGGTTCAAAGATTTCACTCCGTCCATTGTTCTCTTTGTATTTTCCGCCGTTTCTTTTGTAAATTTTAAAATATCGGCCATAGTGTTATTTAAGGTTTGAAATGATTCGAAGACAGATTCTTGTTCTAAAGAACTAGATGCTTCGGCAGTTGCACCTGCTGTAACACCCGGTGTTTTCCCCAGTTCTGTAGTTTCACTATATTTGGCCAATAACTCTCTAACTTTTTCTGCCTTGGTTATGTCTAGCTCGTCTATGGCTCTGCTAAAATCTAACAACCCCGATCCTAAGCTCTTTATTGAAGGGCCTACAATTGCTAGGGTTGGTGCTATAGGTGCTAACCTTAGAGTCATGTTAGATATTTTAGTAATAATGTCCTCACCGCCGAAGAACTTGGTTATACCGCCTATTATATTTCCTAATACATTGCCAACACTGGCCATAGCACTACCTGCTGTAAACACAACCAATGCGCCACCGAGTGCTGCTATTCCTTTTGCAGAAGCTAACAGTCTGTCTCCTTCAATACGTGCAAAAGAATCAATTCCTTCTGCAAGAGTAGGTAAAGCCTTGCCCATAATCCAGCTTGCTGCTGCTATACCGGCACCTATAGTAGCTATAATTACAGCTATGCTAGATCCAAAAATAGCAGCTCCTGCTAATATCATAGGGTTAGCAAATTGAGCAAGACCTTGTGCTAGGCCTGTCATAATTCCTTTAATACCCGGTCCGATATTTTGTAACAAGCCTCCTAAGACTCCACCACCTCCAGCTGCACCACCCGCAGCTCCTCCAGCTGCACCTGCTACTCGTTGAGCTATGCTACTTGCCCCTTGAGCAGCAGTAGATTTGTTCGTCATTAAGGTCCAAGCAGCGATTGCCGCAGTTGCTATTGCAATACCACTTACTAAAAGTTTAGTTGTATCTCCTAGACCATTAAACCATTTGGCTATACCTGCAAACCCTTCAGCAACAAATTTTATAGCAGGCGTAAGCAAGCTAACAATGGGACTAACTATTCCTATAATTGCCTCGCCTAATTCTTTTAAACTTGCATTTGCCGCTGCCATATTACCAGCTTCAGTTTCTTGTAGTTCAGCTTTCTTTAGAGCTGCTTCTATTTCTTCATCCGACATAGTAGCTGCTTTGTTAGCAGTTATTCCAATTTTTTGTAGAGCATCGGCAACGGGACCTCCCTGTCTTATTATAGCAAAGAGACCTTCTCTTCCATATTTGGAAAAATCTTGCTGTGCTGCTCTCATCATTTCTGCAGTTTTTTTATTATAATCGCCAGCCTTGGCATTTCCATCTTTAACCATATCTGCCATTTCATCTACGACTTTGGCAGCATTGCCTGCTGTGGCTATAAACATTGCGCCTGCCTTATCAGGTGCTATGCCCATTAGTTTACTTTGAAAAGCGTCAACTGCTCCTTTACCGCCGGTAGCCATCGCAGTGGCCATACCTTTTTGGGCCTTAAGTTGTTCTTCCTTACTCAATGTCTGCATATAAGCCTGAAACGCAGCATTCTTCTGTGCTTCGGCTAATTCTTGCTGTTGTTTTTCTCTGCTTTGTCCAGTCAGTCTAGCCAATCCATCAAGGTGTCCTAGATATTCCCCAGCTGATTCTGTTAGTTGTTTAGTTACTGCGACATTTTTAAGATCAGCACTAGTTACACCACCTATCATACCTATATAATTTAATAGGCCTTGATTAACATCTGCTGCTGTATAGCCCATGGCCATTAATTCTCGACCAGTATTACCTGTTAAAAGTTGTTTACTCAACTGTGTAAATGCACGAGTTCCAGCATCAACTCCACCGCCCATCATTGCCAATGTTTCAGCATTGGCCTTGACCATGGCTCCAAATTCCTGTAGAGTCATCATGGTTCCTGCTGCTGCCTGCCTCATACCTGTTAGGCTTCCAGCAAAATTTGCACCAACTGAACTTATCTCCTGATAAGTTTTCATGTTAGCTTCTTGGAATTCAGCTATCCTTTGTAAACCGCTGGCTACGAGGCCTAAAGGTCCTGGAAGATTACTAAGAGCACTGAAAATTCCACTAGTCTGAAGCGTGCCAGCGGTAGCCTGTTGTAGAACATTATCAAATGCTTTTAAAAGCATTCCGCTGTTTGATATCGAAGATCCTAGTCCCTGAAATGCCTGTCCTACAGCTTTTCCAGCTTGTCCTGTGTTTGTTAATCCTTGACTAGCAGCTTGAATTGTTTGTGGATTAATGCCGGTATTTGCTGCCATTTGTTGCACAGCACCGACATTTCCTTTAAGTGCTAAAGTAGCTTGAAGTAACTGCCGTAGGGTAGCTTCAGTAGCTGCATTGTTTAAAACTACTGGTTCAGTTCCAATC